CATCCATCCCATCCATCCAATTTAATCTATATCTATTATGTGTGTCCATTAACTGCTTATGTAAATCAGTATTAATAACACCATTTTCAATAATTTTTCCCTCTATACCATAAAGACCTTTTTCTCCTGTAAGATAAGATAGTTCATTCTCATCAAAATATCTTGATAATGGTGCATTAACTCCATTGACTTGAGCTTGTACCATATCAGACAATCCCCTCATTACACTCTCTGAGATCTGATAATGTTTTTTAAATTTATCATCTGTCATCCCACTATTATTCACTAGCTTAAACGATTGATTCTTTAAATGTATGTTTATTTGTTCATCTTTTTTTTCAATTTGATCTGCATAACTATCAATACCTTCCTCATCATTATTTTGTATTGCAAGATTATAATTCTGTTGCAAAAAATTCTTTTGAGTATTCAGCTCCGACAATCTACTTATAAATGCGCCAGTTCTTACTCTCGGCATATTATCCTCTACTACTGAAGTAATATAATTTCTATGGTCTTTTTCTAATTCAACATATCCATCATACAAGTCATCTGAAGATGCAATAGTCTTAGCTCTTAAATCTAATTCAGCTGTCCTGCTTTCATATATATACTTATCACTTAAAGCTTTAATCTTATTATATTCAGCAGCTTTAGTGGCAGCTTGATCTTCAAGGACATCATAAGCCCCTCTTAAATAACTAAGCTGTAAATTCTCTATCTCAGGAGTACTTGGATTATTATCATGATCTATAGTAGGAGACATATCATATCCTCTACTATCCATATAATTTTCAAATCCTGACCATGTATAATCAGCAATATCCATGTAATATGGATCGGTACCTCCTCCTAAAATATCAGCTCCCCCCATGAAATAAGAATCAACTTCAGGTAAAGTCACATTTAGAAAAGTATTTACTTCTTGAGATTTAGTTTTATACCAGTCAGCTTCATTGGTCATATCTTGAATAGTATCTTGGTAATAACCATAAATGTCTTCTTTAGTAGCATTAGCTAAATCAGGAAGATTTCCACTCTGATACAAATCTCCTAAATCAAAACTTTCTTGAGTTGCTTTTTGAAAACTATTTAAAGCAGTTTCTAATTTAGCTTTTTCACCTTCTATATTTAATAATGCACCCTGAAATTGTTTGCCATATATACTACTAGCAAGGTTTCCAGTCTCTCGTATAGTGTTCATGGTTGCATTATAACCTTCTACACTTTTTTTATAATCAGCTTCGATGAGACTGGCAGCTAACGCGCCACCATAACCCAATAATTGTTCCTTACTAATCTCAGACATTATATTTTAACCTAACTCTTTTTTAATTATATGCGGCAATCCTACTAGTACAAAAACAGGCATTAATATAAGGGCAACACCAACTAATCCAAAAGTAGCTATTTTACCTAAAACTTTATTTTTTCTAGAATAACCTATTGAATAACTCAGAGGATCTATCCAAAGATTCTTTACAACCCATCCAATATAATTAGGATTATCCTTTACTGTATGTTCAACAAATGCGTCTGTACCTCTTTTTACTAGATATCTTATAATTTTACTTTTCTTAGTTAATTTAGCAATAACTTTGCCCCAAGCATGATATCCTCTTATCCAAGTCTTACCTCTATCAGAACCATCATGGTGAGTTTCTTGGCACCAATCTACGGCCGTTTGTTTTTGCATGTTTGACCATTCACCAGTATCATTTAAAGCAGTAGATACAACGCAAGGGTTAGTATTGGGATTTGTAGGACTAATGAAATTTATCAAATCTGCAGGGTCTGTTCCCCCACCAGTAGTTCCACCACCACCACTACCACCACCACATATATTTACATAACCTGCTGGAGGACCTGGATTAAATACATAACAATCTGCGGCATCATTAGTCCAATGTTGTTCAGTTTCCTCATACCATTGCTCAGCATTGTATAAATGTTCCTCAGTCTCATTGTTAAAACAAACACCGCTACTATTTGCATACTGTCCTTCAGGACAAGGCTCACCAGAACTATTATATGTTTGTACATCTGCTCCCTGGTAATTCCAACTCCCTTCCGATAAATTAGCATCTAAAGGATTCCCAGTTCCATAAAAATATGGATTATGAGCACCGACATCAGCATCTAATTGAGGGAATATCCCTCCTTCAAAATCAAAATCAACTGTAGCTCCTGCCGCTCCTGCATTAGTAACTATTTGCTGAATTTGGTTTTTAGCTTCTGCAATACGAGCATGCATATCTGCTTCAATTGATATAGTATCTTGGATATTTGCTTGTTTTAATTTTTCCATTCCAACATCTACTGCTCGTTCAACAGCTAAATTTTTACCAGACCAACCGCCTCCAACAGATTCAAGTCCAGTATAAGTAGGAGTATAATAATCCTCAATTGTATCACTTAATCCTGAAGTCATTGTACCCCAATTACCTCTATATAAGGAGAACAGATCTTGCATATACCTTCCCTCTGCACCAAAATCGCCTGTAACATCCTGCTGGATATCCATAATTGTTTGCTCCGTCTGTTCCTCAAATTCTTCATCATATCCTTGAAATAAATAGTTTGATGCAGGACCGTATTGTGCCCAATTCCTAATTTTTTCTAAAATCATCATTTAATTACCTTTAAACCAATCCCATAGAGTAGTTCCTAATTGAAGGGCGGCGGCACCACCCCATCCCCATGGTGTTAATGCTAATAATGGAGCAGCAGCTCTTAAATATCTTGTCTCATTACCTTCCCAATCTTGCCAACCACCTTTTTGAGACCAAAGATTATCTTCCCAACCTTTATCCCCAAAGAATGAAGTCCCAGCAGAAATACCAGTTCCCAAAGCTGTCAATCCCTTACCTAAACTAAATTGCTTTTCATATAAGCCTGTATCTGGATTTAATACTAAATTTGAGAGTTTACCTTCGAACATGCCAGTTCCATAGCCTGTAGTTGTATCTGCAATTTGCCTTCCTGAAGTAACAGCACCAGATGGATCAACTGTTGACCCCCTTGTATAAACTCCTGGACTAGAAGGTGTATAAGGAGTCTGCCTAGTCCATGGAGCCAAAGTTCTTGCAATATTACCTTGTTGCATATAGTCTGGATTCATCTGAAGATTTAGACTTGGATTTTGTTTATTAAGCGCTTGTAAATAGCTTAGTTTCTTTCCTTCTCTTTTAGCCATTACATTAGGAATTTGGCCTATTAATGACTGAGCTCCTATATCTAAATAACGTGCATTTTCTGCATCTTTCTTATCCTGCTCTCTTTGCTCATAATCTCTCACCGAAGTCTCATACATATAGTCAATTATAGACGAATCAGACCAATCTTCCTCTAATCTTTCATAATTAATTCCTGGCCCATAAGAAGTCCCACTGTAAGTTGTAGCATCAGATTCATCCGCGCCGAAGTCTAAATCATCAAATAAAGGAGCACCGCCACCACCGCCGCCTCCTCCTCCAGGTAATACAGTAGACCCTAAAACATTCATAAGGCCAACTCTTCTACCTAAATTTATCCCTTTTAAGGGATTGGGAATATATTTACCATTCATAATCAACTCCTTTTAGTCACTTAATAATAATAAAAATAAGCATCCAATACTAGAGATTCTTTATTTTATGTTATTGACTATTAATCCAATCTATAATTTCATTTAATTTACTAGTTAATGCTTCTATCATCTCATCAAAATCTGGTGTATCATTAATATCTATTCTATCCATTATGTGTCTACCTCTGTATATTCTAAAATTACTTTTGCAGCCATATACATATTATAAGCAGCAGTTGGCTCAACAAAAGCTATTAATATTTGATTATCACTAAAATCCACATCAAGATCTGCTGCAGTTCCTGATAAAGTCATTGTATAAGCTCTAGCTTGTGAATAATCATCATTATTTATAGAGCCACCAGAACCTACTTCAACACCATTAGACAAGTCCCCATCTGAATCTATATCATATCTCATTAAAGATACGTTATGGGAAGTATTAGTGGCACCTCCTTGTCCTACCCACACTTTACATCCTGTGACTGTAATATCATGCATAGAAGCCCATATACAAGCAACTAAATCATCTGCTGTTGTAGACACAGTATATGATGTATCTGGAGATGAACCAGTTCCCATTTGAAGTGCCGCCAGAGAATGTCCAGTTGGTATCCCTAGCCAAGTTCCTGAACCTGCAAGCCTTGCTAATTCACCGCCCCAAACAGCCGTATGTTTTATTGCATCTACATATGCTTTAGTCACTACATCAGCAGCATGCCCAGGAGTAAACGTAGATCCATCTGCCAACACTCTAACAGAACCACTCACAGAATCTAATATGATTCCGCCATCTACATCTAATGTTAAATCGGAATCTTCTGAGCCATTCCCTGTTGTTGCAATAGTTAAATCTCCTGTGTCTGCAACCGCAATTGTAGCATAATCATTTGTATCCGCATTAGCCTCCATCTTTATATGAGTGCCAGCAGTATTAATATTTAATCCAATATTTGTATCAGCACTATCTACATCTAAATCAATTCCAATAGCAGTATGAGTTCCACTTGTAGCACCTACTACATCAATATCCATTCCTTTAACACTAGAAGTCCCTAAACTAGCAGAATTAACATCTAGATTTATACCTATATCATTATGAGCTTCAGTCCCTGAGCCTGCCACTGTTCTATCGAAATCAATTTGCAATCCTGTTCCATTACTTGCTCCAGTACCAGATAAATTGCTATCTACTAAAAATCCCCATGAAGTAGCAGTAGCAGTATGATTTAAATAACTACCTCCGCCTACTCCAAAATTGCCAAATACTGACCCCATATCAAATGTAGTACCATTCTGCCCAGTTCCACCACCATAAAGCCATATATCTTGACCTCCAGCAGCTAAATATACATCATCTGCAGCGCTAATTTTAATATGACCTCCAGAGCCACTAGATAAAGCATCCATATTCCACAATCTTACTAATCCATCATCATCTGTATCCAATAAACCAATCTCAGTTCCCGAACCAAGCATTCTAAATTCAGCAGCAGAGCCACTAGTTGATGGATCAAAAGCAAATCTTATAGTAGTATTCTCAATGATATTTACTACCCCACCATCTGCTTCGGCTACCAATTCGATATTCCCTGTTCCTTTACCGCCTAATCGTACAGGAATATTTGCCTCGGTTCCATCCATTGATATAATACCTGTACCTCCACTCGCGGCATTCTTAATAGTCATCCTATTAATTGCAGAAGAAGTAGCTTTTACTTCAATACATTTATTACCATTAGCATCTCTTATATTTGCACAACGAATATCTCCATCTGAAGAATCAGTCACATCTCTTACTTTCAAAACCCCTTCATCTTCTTGGAGTAATACTCCAGTACCCCCTTTCGAATTCACTAATATTGAAGGAGTAAGCAGCGAAACATCCTTTGCGAAAAATCCAGTATTCTCATACATAGCCTGTATAACAGATACTCCATTAGTAGTTACATGCTGCTGAAAATTGATAGGTTTCATTACACGAACAATAGGATCTTTAATCATGGATTTAGTAGCTAATTCGTGCCATTCTCCAGCCATCTTAAGAAAAGGCTTCAACCCATAAGGAGTATGATAAATAGCTAAATCACCCGTAGCCCCAGAAGCTCTTCTAGGCAATCCTTTTTTAATAGGAGACCTATCCATTTTTCCAGTGGTCATTCTTCTAATATTAGATTCTAAATCTTTTTTCATTATTTTATTGCTTTAGGTCTATAAGATATTTCCATATCATTTATATAATATGCTGCTGGGAATCCATCTACAGGTACTCCCCAGTAATCATTATCACTACCACCACCCCACATCCAATTTTTTCTACATAATATAATTGAAGCTGCCTTCACGTCCATTCCTAAAGCAAATTTTTCCATCATTCCACCTTCAACATCAGACAGACCACTAGCATGCCTACATATTCCGACAAATCCATGCCAGTCAGTAGGATCCTGCTCATATGTAGTCTGATGATCCCCGTGAAAACTAACAGGTCGGATAATCCCATCTCTATCTGTATACTGTAAATATATAGCGACATCATATTGATATAGACCTTCACTTCCATCATCTTCACCTACATTAAAACTCATATAAAAATGTTTTAATCTCTTTATTTGAGATGCATTATCAAAAACAAATTCCTTGCTCTGCCAAAAAGGAGTCCAGGCAGGAGTGCCATCAGCCCCTTCCATATTATGCTCGTGATATGGGTCGAAAAACTGATCATGCCTTCTCCAATGCCAAATAGTAGATACATCTGACTGAGTAGTATTTATCGAGGAGGCTAAATATCCCAATCTTAAATCAGGAAAATTTATTAAATTTGTAATTTTAGTAGCATTTTTATGCGCAAATGTTCCTTGGGAAGCAAAGTACCAAGACTCAGTAAGTACATCATATACAAAGATTTGAAGAGAATGGCCTATTATAATTATTTTCTTATCTATAGGATCATAACCTATTCTTCTATTTCTAATAGAATCATCATCAGTCTCCTTTATTAATTCTTCAAAATATGTAATGTCTATTAATCGCACACCTTCTCTTTCAAATAAATTTTTAACACCTTTTCCATCATAAAGGAATACACCTGTTTCATTGAACCAAGCAACACCATTTTCTGTATTGCAAACATTATTAGCACTTTTAACTCCTCTATAATCATACATTGCTTCAACGCCTATTGCTTCAACGCCATTAGAAACATTTAATATATATAACTTTCTTTCCTTAAATTGCAAAACTCTATCTGCAAAATATTCAAGATGAATTATTTTATCTCCATCATTAGCTGTAACTATAGCTTCATTATCAGCAGGAAACACATCAAATTGACCTGGTGGACTTACCATCATCTTATCAGGAAAAGCAATTCCATCTTGTATGACATTTCCAACAACTAATTGCCCATGAACCATTACCGCTGTAGAATATCTAACATTTGATAAGAGAGATTCTCTGGAAAATTGATTTAACACTTCAAAAGTATCGAATAGAGGAGGATCATTCAATTCAATGACAACTTTTCCAGGCCAATATACATTATCAGACAATTCATGGCCCTTGGCTCCAGCAGCATATATTACAGGCCAAGTAGAATTAGTAGTTGTAGATGAAGATGTACTTATCCAACCTGAAGAATAATCTCCATCATTGCCTAGACCAGCAAAGTCATAGCCAGTAGGGTCTGGATGCATTTGCTTTATCCACCCTCTTCCCGTCCAAGGAGTCCATCCCATTTGAGGAGGTATTCTATAACCTTTTTCATAATTAACTTCACATAATAAATACCTGTCATCACGATATTCAGTAGTATGATTCCAATACATTCTAAACCCTACTACTCTAGACATGTGATCAGCAGTACCATACTTTGCTATATCGTCTCCTGTCAAAGATATATCTGTTCCATTTGAAGCTACCAGCCCTTCATCATTATGATCAGAATAAGCATTTATTTGATTAAAATCTCCTGCCGTTTGAGAATAACTACTATAACCAGATAAATGCGTTGGATCAATATGCCCTCCTAATCCTACAGCTATTTTTAAAAGTAAGGATCTATTCCCTGTTTGATTATCAGTATTATCAGAAGCCATCCATCCATCTTTAGTGCCAATATTTGTCCCTGATAAAGTTATTGCTGTATTTTGTGTAGTAGGATGCAATCTATCCTCAGCTATTATTTCACGAGTTTCTGAACCATCTGCATATACATATGCAAAATAAAATTGAATAGCTAATCCATCAGCTGTTTTATGTGCAGGCCATGTCCCTGTACCAGAAGAAGAAGACCATTGAACTCCTACAGTTGTTTCTTTAGCTGCTTTTGGAATACAATTAGAATGAACACTACTAGTTCCATCACTACCAGATCCCCCATTATACCCTAAAGCATTCTTATCTTTTTCTAGTGAAGTTAATTTTATTACATTGGCTCCATGCATTATAGAATCCATAGCTCCGTGATCACTATTGTCTTGACTGCCACCATCTCCATCATAATCAATTCCATCAGTGCTTGAATTGCCTACATGCCAATAATCTCTTACTGCAGGAGTAAACTTATCATAAATTACATCAGATCCTGTAAGATTAGTTCGAGTTGTGTCATTCCAAAACGCATTTTGTCTATAAACTTGCCAAGTATCTCCACCTATATCAACATTGAATGCTGAGTCAATATCAGGGAATCTAGTCTTCATATTTAAACTTAAAGGAGCTATTGTTACAGAATCATAAGCTTTTTTAGTATCATACGCCTTTATTTGATTAGTAAGATTTATAAATTTCCATTCGGGGTAAATCAAATTACCATTCGCATCAGTTATATTTTCTTCTTCTGTAAATTCATCTGTGAAACTAAAAATTTCAAGCCAATAAGTTTGACTAGCCTGCGATCCACCTGATCCTATTGCAGTATAAGGATTATCAGTAAGTGTTTTTGCAGCAAAAATATTTCCAGTCTCTGTTGCAACTAACCATATAAAACAATCTTGTTGTTCTAATGCAGCTCCATGATGAATTAAATTTGAATAATCACTTCCATAAAAATGAAATCCTGCCTCTTCTGAAAACTCATCTATCCAAGCTACACCGTCTGCAAAGTAAGTTCTCATATCTCCTTCTAGCATTTCTTCAAATTTACCCAAAGGTTTTAATCGACCTATAGAAGAACCTTCAAATCCATCTATAAATTTAACTGCACCCTCTGGAATATCTCTAGAAGATGGATCATTCATAAGCCCATGATGAAATACATGAATTTTCTGAATTTTCTTAGGCATTTATATATATAACATTAGAAGTCGAACACCACTCGCTAGAATAGCTCGTTGTAGATGTTTTCAGGTATTTTGAGGCAGGGGTAGTATCCGACTCCCAATATTTTTCTTTCTTCTCTTTAGACATTATAATTTATCTCTCATCACTTCTTTAACAACATCTTCAACAGAATCATATACAGCATTTAGTATCTTTTCCTCTGTCTTTTCTGATAAAAACGGAATATCAACATTAGCATTTAACTTATCAACTAACTTTTTTTGAAGATCGTCATCAAATATCTTGTCTATTATAGCATCTTTATTCTCGCTAATTAAGTCTTTTAAAAAACTCATTTTATTTCTCCTTGATTTGTTGATTGCATTTATTACATATTACAAAATTTCGCATGGGATGAGCCATCTTTTCCAATTCATCTAATCTATATAACACCATATCCATCTGTTCGTCCAAATTATTCTTTTCGAACACATAGGTCATGATACCCTTAATAACCTTAGGGGTTAAAATTTTTAACACAGGAATCATTATACTGATGCTACATAAACTTCTACATCAACTTCACTAGCTGTAGTACATACACTTATATCAGTAAGGTTCCCTAAATTAGAAACTCCACCACTAGAAACAGTCACAGCGCCAGCATTTGCCTCTAAAGTAGATGCTACTCCTTCATTTTGGTTTAACATACCATTATAAATAAATGATTGCCCTTTGTCCAAAACTACTGCAGTCTCATCATTAGCAGCATTTTTAAGAATTATATGACATTCATTAGTATCATCTAAATTAGAAATTCGAATATACTTTACATCTGCAGCTATAAAAGTTCCAGCAGCGATTGCACTTCCAAATGATAAAAGTACTTGATCAGCAACTCCTCCTGCAACAGTGACAATTCTTCTACTAACGTCAGTAATATTTGGAATAGTCCAAGCTGACTTGCAACCATAATCTCTTCCATCGATAATAATATTCTCACTTAAATTTACAGTCAAATTACTTCCTGTAGTACCACCATATTTCTTTACTCTAGCCATCGATTACTCCTTTTAATAATCTCTTTTTCTTTTAACAAACTTTTCTCTCAACCCATTCCCACTTAAACTAGATAATATCTCAACAATAGCATGATAACTAGCTTTAATATCTGCCTGCTTCATTTGCATTTGCTTTTGAGCATCAATTAGTTTAATTACTATACCTTCAACTCTTTCAAAAGACTCTCTTAGTTCTTTTTGTAATTCATCTTGTATAAATTTATTCTGTTTCCATATAAAAAACCCAAATGCTATACTCATTGCCACTGGTACTCCAAATGTTTCTAATATCGCGAATATATCCATCACCTATTAAACTTATCCATTTGACATTTTCTTTTAGCATCCTTTTCCTTTTTCTCTTTAAAAAAGGTATACACAGAAGCCCCATAGACTCCTAATATGAAAAATACAATAATCCCTGTTATTATATCTATCATCCTTTAATTAACTCTCCCCATAAAGATGTTTTTCCATCTATTATTTGTATAACATGCACAGTAAAACGTCCCCTTTCAAAAAAGTCAACAATTGCAAATGCATGTGACCAATTTATATTTCTATGCTCTAACCAATCGTTAGCACTAGGACTCATGTCCTTTAAACATCCAATACTCCAGGCAGACTTTGGTCCGTCCATATGAGTCATCGAATGCTGTTGTAAATCATGCCAATGCCCATACATTACATTGCAACCCATCTTCCTAAGATGATTAGCTGCATGATATTGGCCACCAAACTGATGTCCATGGTAGAAATAAAGCTTCCCTATTTTGAGATGCTTTCCAAATGGGTAATATATATACCCCCTACCTTTTAGATCTACTGCATTGGCAAATTTATATTGAGGAATATATGGATACTTTTCAACAGCAAGGTTAAGCCAATTATCATGATTCCCTTCTGTGATGTATCTCTTTTTGCAATTTGCTTTATCAAGAGATTCATCTATCCAATCCATCCCTGCATTTACCTCTTTTACATCTTCGTCAAAACTTTCTATAAGATATTCAAGTGGTGGTGCTTTTTTTCGTTTAAATTTCCAAGCGCTAAAGGCGCTCCACTCTCCCACATCACCTAAATCTATATAGATATCAGGTTTTACTATTTCAATTGTCTGCTTTAAACAACTTATTGCCTCTGGATCATGCAAAGGAAAGTGTTTGTCAGGAGTTACAACGGCTCTTTTTACAACTCCTTTATCAGACTTCAAATTTTACCAACCCATTTCTTTTTTAATCTTAACAGCCAAATAAACAACTGTCGCAATTCCAACTGCAACCTTAACCATTTCAGGCAGCATGGACATAAATTGAACTCCAAATCCACCTGCTCCTACACTCGCTGTTTTTAATGTGTCTAGCATTATTTCTCCTTATTTTACAGATATACGAGGGGACACAACTCTCCTAATCCCATGCACTCTGCTATTATTACTTTTATTTAGTTGCTCATTAAATTCTTTTATAAAATATTCTCTTAACTTCATATCTCCAGTATCCTCAGCAATTCTAGCTTTTAAATAATAAACTAAAGCTTTTGCTTGATATGGAGTAATATCTAATACATCGTCCTCATCATTCAAGACATTAACTCCTGAACGCATAAGACAAAAATCTCTATATGCCCTATAAATAATTAGAGTCTCATTATCACTGGCAGTAGTATCAGGTGTACTATCTATTCCTTCAGTAGTAAGAGTATTTTCACCTTTATAACAATAATATAAATTTGTCATAAAAATACCTGATGTTGATTCAATTGAAGAATCAGCTTGGACTGCATCTACTTCCCAAAATCCATTATTCTTTGCAGTCGTTGATTCTATTATAAAAATATAATCTCCAGGACTAAATAAAGAATTTAACCAAATATTACTATTATCATTAGCTACTATTAAAAATTGATTAGCAGAAGCTCCACCAGTTCCTTCTCCTTTAATATCAAATGCGCTTGTTCCTACAACTTGTTGAACAGCATTTTTAACCTTTGTATAGGTCTTAAGCAATCCATTGTTGTATCTTGTTTGTATTTGATGAATACCATTCCATCTATTACTGCCTGAGATATGAACATACTCATCATTAGCTACATTACTATAAGGGGAGGAAGTCCAATCAGTCGCTCCATCTATATGGCCTCTACAGAAAGTTAAATAACCATCTACTACTGTCCATCCGTTAATATAAAAAGATGTATCTTGTAATTGCTCAGGAGCGCCCAATTCATATGTTGGTGCATAAGTATATTGTAGCTCTAATCCTTCTGTTGCAGAAACAGTTGGACTTTTAAACTTACCATAATCATCAGAAGTATTATCAATATCGTCTACCTGCACAAGTGCAAGCTTATTCCCTCTCATATAATATGCATACTGCTTACTCGCCATCAGTATCCACCACCACTGGTTCATGAATCATTCTAGGAATACTTCTATAAGTACTATCTTCATTTTCATGATCTTTACATCTAACATCTAATATTCTAACTAAATCAAAAGGAAGGTCATAAAATCTCTTATTTTTAACAATATCTATTTTCCCAGACTTTACATGAGTCTCGCCTATTAAATTCATTTCTTCCAATCCATCTTTAATATAAGCAATAGCTCGCCCTGTAGCCATTTTAGTACCAACTCTTTCTAATAACTGTTTAACCTTCATCTCTTTCTCCTATCTGATTGTCCCTGTTGTTTAGGTATTCCATAACCTACAGCCATTTTAGCAAATGATTCTGCATATTTTGCTTTTAATTCATTCATTCTTCCAAGTGTCCAAGTATACTTTTTCTCAGAAGTCGCAACATTTCCTTGAACTTCCTTTAAAGCAGCATCAAATGCTCCAATCCATTTTTGAACTTCTGTTTGATGAGCAGCTATTGCATTAGAATATTGCTTTACTATATTTCCTGCTGTAGCAGTAAGAGCCGACTGCTCTATATCACCCTTTTTAGTATAAATAGCTGTTTTAGAAGATAAGTCTTGTTGTAAATGTCGCAATACTCCCTGATAAGCATCATTGTCTACATTCCATCTAGCAATTTGCTTTTTCAATCCTTCACTATAGCCCATAAATGCTGTTTGGACTTTTTTAAGAGCAGGATCAGCCATCTCCTCATCATCATCTTCAATAAAATCTTGAATATTCTGCCACGCTTCCGTCATACCTGGGACAGTAAGCCCCCCAAGAAGCCATTCGTCCCCTGCATCTCCAATAGTACCAGGATCAAAATAATCTGCCACTTTAGGAGCTTTTTTCCAGTCATCCGCAGTATCTGGATTTATAACATCTATCACATCAATAATACTCTCTGCAGAATCGGTGACACCAGCATCTAAATTAAATTCAGATATAAAATCCGTAATCTCTGGTATAGTGCTAATTTGAGTAGCAATAAGTCCCACCCCTGTAGCAACACCCTCAAACATTTCAGGTAATTCCGTAGTTATCTGTGCCATTCGCCCTCGTAAGGCTTGTATAGCAGCATACATAACAACCAAATATTCATATTTAGATGGAAACTGAGATTTTGCTCCTTCAACTGTTCCTGATTGATGATCAACTTCATCGTAGAAATTATCCAGTTTAAAAACACCTGTACCCTGAGTTGCTGTAGAGCCTTGCTGTATAGTATGGACCGTATTATTAAAAGAACTCCACCCAGTTGTTTCGTCAGAATAACTACTATCACCATCAACATCTTCTGTAAATCCAAACAATCTAACCTTATCACCATCTTCAAATGAATGAGGCGTAGCCACATCACTACTATCTAAACAACGAAAAGTATTATCAGATTGTTGATATTTAACATTAGTTTGCGACCTAAATTCCCCAACTCCAATAGTGTGATCTGTACTATTAATATTATAATTAACCATATCAATAAAATAAATCTCTGCTCTATCATTATATCCTGTAGGAGCAGGAACTACTTTTACATGCATCCCTTCCCAATACCATCCAGCATTCTTTTTTGAGCGATATTTCAAACTATCTGTAAGCGTAGATTCGTACTTGTCCGTCTGAGGAATTCTAACAGCAGGATATAAATTAGTGCTACTAACTCCATCTGATCTAAGTACGGTCACAACTTCTGCACTCTGCATACTAATAGTTTGATAATCACTATCTCCTTGCATCACAGTTTTCCCACAGAAAAGCTCTTTTTTAGAAGGATCTAGTTTAATAATAGTAGAAATAACATCTATAACTCCATCTGATAAATACTGGTTTAGAATAGGGTCTCCAGCAGGAGCAAAGGGATCAAGAGCTAATTCTAAATGGGCCATTACTTCTATTTGTTCTTGTAAATTTAAACTCATCTATTCCTTTAAAAGCTGCCCACCCCCTAGAGAAGAAGTTCCATAGGGAGCAGGCAAACTTATTTATTTAACTAGTTTTCAAACGTCAACTTAGCAGTTGTGTTTTCAGAACCAAAGCAGTACCAATTATCACCATCAGTAATAATTTCAATAAATTGCCCTGGAGCAGCAGTAGCGGCAAATTGGATTTTTGTATCCGCATTACCATCTCCTACATCTCCAAGACCATCTGCACTACCATCTCTTACATGACCATAGAACTCATCAGCAGCATTGCCTTGAGTTATAGTATAAGTTTTGGTAGATGCGACAGTACCTTTGACAATAAATTTACAACCCCAACCAGCACTTAAATCGCTAATTGCTGGCAAGGTTACTGCTATGCTATTAGTAGTATCATTCAAGAAAAACACAGTACCACTATCACCTACTTTAACTGTATAATCATCTTGAATTTCATACGTTCTAGCATTCCCAAAAGAAGCTGACGATCCTAACCATTTATTCGCCATTATCTACCTCCTTATAGTTGTGCATCACCGAAACATGTAGCTGAAGTACCAGTAGATATTACAAGCCCATCAACAGCCCAATTTTCACTATCGATAGCTACAACATGTATTCTAGTACCTGCTAAACCACCAGTAGTTGAACCATCTAGCGTGATATGATCATTAGAACCATCAGCATCAGCACTAAAAGCATCACCACCGCTTGCCATTGTAGTATTAGTCGAACCAACACCACCTAAAAAACCATCTGTATTAAGAGTATTGGTTGCAATAACATGATCAGAGGTTGCAGTTACAGTAGTTATAAACGTAAACTCCAAACCTGCTGATGGTGCTGGTAAGTTAAATTGTGAAGCTCCTGCAGTATCAAATAGACATACTGCGCCAGAATCTTCAGCCTTTAAAGTATAAGTCACTCCACCATTTGGAATCACATTTACTTTCCCCATACCGAATACATTTATATCTGCATCGATTTTATTTGCTCCATATAAAGGATTAGCCATAATTTAACCTCCTAGGATTTCCAGATAGCGTGGCATTCAGGCATTGACCATTCCATACCAGCTTCTGTTAAGATTTGATCTACTCTACGATCGACCCCAGAGTTCTCTAAAGTTTGAACTCCTACGTAGACTGAAGTGTCTCTATTAATACCATTACCGACCAATGGTCTGTATGCACAGTACTTCATATTAACACCAAGAATCTTAATGTTTGTACCATCTAAGTGAATATTTCTAACTACATTCATATCACCATATACTGTTGAGAATGTAGTAGAATCAAGACCTAGAACTTTCTTTTTGCCCATTTGAGCAAAATCAGCTCTAAAGTTTGAACCAACACTTAGATTATTATTAAAGTAACCACTCAACTTGTGTAGCCAGTTATAAACTTCAGTAGAACAGAAAAAGACTGTTGCTTTACTGTTGTTATATCTAGGATCAAGTAATGCTGACATATCATCAAGAAAATCATCTTGAGTCTTTGTAGCAACATCTAAACTAAAGATATTACCATTACTTAGAATCCAATCTACAGCACCTTGAGTAGTTCTATAAGCATCACTTTGAGAACCAAACAATAAAGATTGCTCGATATCCCATTTATGCTCAATTAACTTTTCTTTCCAGATTCGTGCCCACTCATTTCCTTCATATCTTAGTACAGTAGCTCTGTCTGTATTATCCATAGCCATTGCAGTCTTCCAGATTTGAGTTTGCCCGTAACCTGTATGAAAAGGCTGATCTTTCCATGTTTCAGGATAACCAGTACCTTTATCAAAAGTTGAACCAACAACATATGCTTTCATGTCTTCTAACCCAGCTGTTGTACCAGAACCTGCTTGAGTAGTACTATAAGTACTATCTGCAGCAAGTGCAGCTGAAGAATGTCCAGCAAGGAAATTAGTATCAGTTCCACCTACTGAGGCAGCTTTAGCTTTAACTACAGTACACTTAAGCATCATTGCATCAGCAGCTGAATGAGAATCATAACTACCAGAACCTGTTTGTTCAGTTATAGAATCAATCTTAACAATAGCATAAGTATTAGCTCTACCACCAGCGGTAGTACTAAAGTTAATCTTAACTAACTGATCTTCCAGAAAAAATCCAGGTGTAGTGCCATTAGCACCGATTTTTATCTCATCTGTTGATTGTCCATATACGTTAGAAACATTACCAGCAGCAAGATAATCACATGCCATCTTCACATATACTGTATTTCCAGCTGTTTCATATGTATCTAGTTGAGTTGCTAAAGATGAAGAATTATCTTCAGCCCATGTAGCATTATCATTACTAACACCAATAGGATAAGCATACCTTTTATAGTAAGATTGTCTCCTTTCAGTGAACTTGAATTGTGGGTCATCCGTAGGTTTTTTTGAAACCATACTTACGAACCGAAAGAACGGATCTTGCGCTAACGCCAATTCAGATACTCTATCACCGAAATTAAACTTACGTCTAAGATCGCCTGTATCAAGCGTTGCTGAAGAACCATCTCGTCCTGTATCGCTAAACGATCCTATGTTACCATGAGAGGTATACGAGGATTGTCCGCCATATAATACGTCTTCTGCAGCCATATTCGACTCCTTTTACTTTGCCCTCTTTTCAACTACGCATTATGCGCCTTCAGGTAGGGCGATTACATTCGAATAGACTGTATTAAATTTCTATCCGAACAAGTTATCCACGTCATTATCCATTCCAACTAATCCATCAAATATATCATTATCTGGATTCGCTGGTAGACTTTGACTGTTAGCTCCGCTAGCGCTTGTAGGAATTGTTCGGACATTCTTCATCTGATTCAACATATCTTGTTTAGTAGCATTACGCGTATTTGCACTTGCCTGATCTCTATTTAAGATATAATTAATATCATCTAGAGTCATTACATGTTGTTGCGCTCTTTGCGTAAACTCCCTAAATTGTTCATCAGTTAAATTATGCTTTTTCTTAAATGCTTCTTCCTGTGCCCTCATACCTTGAGCCTGTCTAGCCTTTGCTGCAGCCACCTTTTCTCTTTGTAAGATGCCTGAAACTCGTTGACCAACAGCACTGTCAATATGTGCTTGATAAAGCCTGCCACTGTCAGATTCAGGATTTTCCATAGCATCTTGAGGGTCGAAAACAAAATCATCATCTAGATTAAGTCTTTCCTTCAAGGTCTTACTAGGTTTTCCTCCTGATTGCAAATAATCTCGAACATGATCTACAAGACCACTATCTTTTTTCATAGCATCAAGAACAGGAACGAATGGTTTTAATTGATTCATTTGCTCTCTCAGCCGAACGGCCTCTCTGCTACTATCTTTGTAGCGTTTTTCCCAATCAGTACCGTTATTTAATTGGGCCTCGTTGTTGGAGCCACTTCTAGATGTATATCGGGTTGCCTCAGGACTTGCCATATTGGGGCCGACATCTTGTGGGGTTACCTCACTCGGACTATCTTGGATGTTACCATTAACTTGGTTCTCTAATCCATTAAAGAATGAATTTACAGAGCCATTATCTACTGAAGGCTGCACAGCTTCTTCAATTGAATCGCCTTGCATTCCAATAGCTTCAGGGTTACTGTTCTTATCACTCATGTCTTCTCCTTTATTTGTTAAGTAGTTTAATCATTACTTTTATTTCTTTCCAAATCTTTTTGATAATTCTGTAAAGCGTAATCTGCTTGCTGTTGTCTAGTAGCCTCATCATTATCTGCTTGTTTCTGCCTAGTATCAGAGTTTTGAGCCTCCTGTTCATTTCTAGCATCAGCTTTCAATTGCATTGTATTTCTTAAATGTTTTTGCTTTGCCTCTGTATCATCAAACTCTCTTTCTATAGAAGATTTAACTTCTTCCTTCTTTTTATTAATCTCAACATCAGCTTGCATAATCTTGCCCTTAATACCTGCCTGAACTAATTGTCTTTGTAGAGTTTCTATTGTACCATCCTTGTCTTTCATGGCTTCTTCCATCTGACTTAATTGGCCTTGCAATTGAGAATATAAACTCTTTCTTTGAACAATATTTTCTTTATTCTTAATATCTGATTCTGCAAGAACAGCAATATCATCTATAACGCCAATCTTCATTAACTCTTTTAATTCTTCTAAATAAGCCCATCTATTAACAGGAAGAGTAGAGCCAGCAATAATCCTAACATCAAATTTAGCCTGCGAGTAATCCATTGACTTCCCAATAGCTTCACCCATATCATTATAAATAGGAATATTTATCTCTTGATCCCTTTGCTCAGATATAGCTGAAGGCTGAATAATTCTAAATCTTTTATGAGCTGTATATATAGATTGAGATACTTGCATAACAACAGTTCCTAATTGTTTCAAAGCAGGTTCGATGGAAGATTTCATCCATTGCTTTATTCTTCTAGTACCATATTCATCAATAGCAAGCATTCCTCTGTAGGTTTCATGCTGCGCACCTGTATCTCCCTGCATAGCACTATATATTCCTGCTAAATATTCCATATCCTGCTTACCTTCTTGGACAATCTGAAAAAAAGCACTAGCTAATGGGGCAGGCATTACTGGAGTTGGTTTTTCTACTCCAGGTCTAATTGGAAGCAAAGCTCCTGGAGCTGAAGAATACTTCTCCCATTGCTCTGCATCAATTGATCCCTCTTCATACATCCATCTTAAAGAAGACCCCAATGAAGCATTATGAACCATTATCTGATGAGCTTTATTTATTTCCATTTGCTTTCCAACAAGTGGAGCTACAGCGCTAATAGGATAAGGAGTTCCAGTCCATTTAAAATGTAAAGGGACAATTGGATATTGGTCGACATTCATTGGCATTACATTATCAAACAATATCTTATCTCCTGCACAAGCAGTCTGCTTAATTCTCGTACCATGAAATCTAATAGCATCTACTACATTGCTAGCAAAACTTTCATCTTTCATCATAGTAGAAAACTCTTTTTCAGTAATAACAGTATTTTCTATTTTTGAAGCTTGTGCTTGCAATTGACTCATAGCTTCTTTTTGAAATGCTTCCAATTCTGCTTCTACTTGCTTTATAGCTTTCTGCATTTCAAGTTCCATACGCTCTGGCAACATCTCACCTTTAGCAACTTCCTGCTCTAATGATGCTTGTTTTTCCATCAACATTACTTGAAATTCTTGCTGTTTTTCTTTAAACATTACATCAACTTGCTGTTGAATTTGAGCTAATTGCTCTTCATTAGGCATTAACCTATAAAATAAATTTATATATGGGATTTTTACTTTTTCATATAATTCAAAGAATTCTACTAATTCATCATCACTACCATCTGGATTATTGGGATTATTAGTTCCTTCTGTAGTATCATTGAATCCAAACAGCTTTTGATCTCTATCCCCTACATTTCTAATACTCCAAGATCTTTGAGACTGCTCATCAGAAGACGCCATTTTAATTTTTCTTTTATGGTCAGGATATAATTTCATTAAATGATTTTTAGGAAGAACTTTGCGGATAAGAATATAAGCTGCATCTCTAAATAACATATCTCTTGATTTTGGATCTACATACAAATCAAATGGCTCAGGTTGCTGTAATATAACTTCACCCATTCCATTATCTTTATCAGGATCAACTGTAACCATCATATATCCAACACCCTTTGTAATAGCGTCATTTATAGCATTAGCATATAATGTTCCACCATCAGAAAGATGCCATATATAATCTGATAAGTCTGAAAATATAGCAGCAACATCTATATCACTACCTTCTGCCCCCACTGCTTGCCATCTTGGATTATTAGCAGTAGCATAATAATTTAACATCTCTGTCACAGGTAAAATTCTATTTATTGTAAAAGTAGGCATCCCTTGATCTTCTAATGCCTTCTTTTCGTTAGAACTTAATTGTTCGTCATGAGCAAACTCATAACCTTTTTGATTTACAAACTCCCATTGTTTTCTAGTCCAATTGTTAGAATTATTATATAATAACCTAATCTCTTCAGCTTTCTTTTTTTGACTCTTAGCCATTTCTTCTCCTATTTAGCCGCAACAAAAACTTCCAAATCTACTGCTGCAGTATCTGCTAAAGCTGTGATATTTACTAAATCACCTAAAGATAAACTTAATCCACTCCCATCAATAGCATCCATTGTATCTACAACACCTCCAGATAAATCCCCATTATAAATAAAAGTTTGACCTTTATCTAGCTTTAATGCAAACTCATCATCATTTTCATTTTTAAATGTTAATGTTACATGATTTGTATCATCAAGATTAGTTATACGGATATACAGGACATCACTTTCTATAAATGTGCCTGAAGCTACAGCTGTAGACATTGCAAGGATCTCAACTTCTGAAGCAGGAACATCTATAATTCTTTTTGAAATTGTTGCAATATTAGGAATATTAATAATATTAATAGAACCCTGTTCCTTACCATTTAAATTGATAGTTTCCTGTATTTTAACTTTTAAAGTTGAAGCTGTTAATTTTGTTGCCATACTATTACCCTTATCTTAAAGCTATTATTCTTAAATTCCCATTAGTTTTTTGATTAGTACTTCTTGCATATATAGATTGTATTCCATTACTTGAACTTGCACTGGTAACTATATTACCTGAAAATGCAGAATTATAACTACAACTAAACTTCATTTCCGCTCTTTCTGGACCCCATCCAATCCATATTGCTCCAGTCTCATAATTTACTTGACCTGTATATATTTTACCATTTCTAGTCCCAGAAGAAGTCCCACTCCCTGCAGCCCTTGCTGGAGTAATCCCTCCTGAATAAGGCTCTCTATGACGATGGGAACCTCCTGTATGAGGATGCCCTCCATCAGTAGCTGTCTGCCCACCTGAATCCCATTGAATACCATTAGGCCATGTAGTTCTAAAATCCGTAGCACCTCCATAAGGATTCCAATTAGGCATATCTCCACCTCCATGATTATGGAAAAGAGCATTTGCTGTAGGATCATATTCATTTCCTGGAGCAGGAATACGATGAACATGGTCTGTAGCAACAAATGAATGACTATGATCTCCACCTTGATGATCATGGTCTCCTGACGATCTTTCTCTAGAAGAAGTCGCTCGCATACCTCCTGCTCTAGAAGAAACATTCTGTCCCCCATTATTTGAACCATATGGACCAAATGCCCATCCACATTCTGGATGATATGTTGAAAGTTTTATACGGGAATCTTCTGTTATATAAAGATTTCCATTTCCATCATCAAGCATAAAATTCCTAGGATCAATATCATAATCCCCAGTATCAGGATTTAAATATTTATCATCAGGGAAATAACTAGGATGATTTTTAGGAGGTTTTCTAGGAAATACCCCAGAACCAAATAATTGAAATTCTGATCCACTTGTACCTCTAGATAATTTCACAGTTGAAACTCCCGATTTAGGATAACTAGATGTGGTAATAACTCCTCCTAAAGTATGCATATTGGAAGGACTATATATTACCAAATCTCTACTTTCCCAATAGAATCTAGGAGAATGATTCTCCGTATCTAACCACCATCTTGGCTCTAATTTAACTAAAGCATCTGCAATATTACTGTAAATTCCTCCTAATGTTAAATCTTTCCCTGCAGTAAAAGAGATAGTCTCCTTTCTTCCATCACATTCTAAATCAAATCTATAAGAATGTCCTGCAATTAATCCTGAATGAGTACTTGAGTCTCCATTTAATCCAAAATAAGCTTTCCCACCTACTGCAAATTTTATAGCAACTGAACCAGGAACAATACCTGTCCCAACAAGAGTATTACTTCTTCCAAAGCCACCAGGGAAAACGCAACTTCTATAGGCTCCCCAGGAATTCGTAGTATTCATAGTAGCTACTAACTGAGTAGCAGTTCCTGCAGATGCAGCATCAATATCATTTTGAATATGAATAAAAGCTTTATCCATTCCTGAATATAATTGTTTTCTATACGTAACAAAAGTAGTCTCTACGCTACCTCCACTTATAAGAGTATTCATTGTTCTATATTGAGAAAAATCTCCTAAATCTCCATCTGTATCTGAAATATAATCTCCATCCGAATCTTCAACTTTAGCTATACTATTATCTTGAAGCATATCAAAAGATCCAACATCAGCAATATTTTCATACTGCCCTGAAGTTATTTGATCAACTACTCCACCTCTATTAGGATTCATATTTCCATAAAGCCAGTATAATTTTGAATTATCAGCATGCTCTCTATCTATAGTACCAGCTTGACCCCTTTCAACTGTAAGAACAGTAGAACTATCAACAGAAACTACTTTAATGATTTCAGCTCCTCCAGTACCAGGCCAAGTTCCAACGTCATTTTCGGCATTTATAATTATGTAATCACCAGCTTTAAAATAATAAGCATTATTCGAATCTAAAGTTAAATCTGTTTCTCCTGCAGACATTACTTCTGCAGTTAAGATATCTGTTCCATCTGAAGCCTCGACTAGAGAATATCCCTTATCTACACCAGTACTATCATTGTCTTTTGTATATGCATTTGCAGCGCTAGTATTTTCGTCAAAATTAACAATACCAGCGTCATTTAACATTATGTACTCTCCACAACCTAATAGAAGATTAGTATATACAGCACTACCATTTCCATCTGGAGTTCCATTAGTCCAGGCATCATACTTTAATTGAATCTCTAATCCAGAACTCCCTTCATTAGCTAACACTAATTGCTTTGCATTTCTGATACTATCTCCTGCAATAGTTTCTGAAAACTTAAAAACCTCTAAAGGAGTATTGCTATTATCTACTTCTTTTATCTCATTATATAATTCTGTATATTCTTTGGGAACACCAGCTAATCCTATATTAATATCCCCTGCTCTTAAACTTAATCCTGCTTGTAATTTTTGCTTAGCCATATTTACTCCTTATCCTGGCACGTCTGTTGTATCAAAATCACTATCTGTTAAACCACTTGTTGTTGCATGATGATCATATCCACTATAATCTAGAACATTATCAGTCCCTGTTGCATCATCAGAATTTAATCTCCAATAACCTTTCAGATAAGACTTTAATGAACCCGTTTTTGTAAGATCTTTTGGCCTACCATTATTATATATATATTCTACATCATCAGCTGTAAGACATATATTTTGAAAAAATGCAATTTCACACATAATAGCATCTATAGCATCTGCACTATTAGCTCCAATTGTTGCATTTCCACTAAAGGCTGCGGGGGCAGAAACTGAAGCTCCTGTTGCATCCAAAGAACCATTTACATAGATTTTACATGTTGTTGCGCTTACATCATAAGTAAATACTAAATGATACCATATGTCATGATCTACATCAGTATCATTTAATAATGTAGATTGAGCACTACCAGTATCAGTAACTAAAGCAAACCTTTCACTATCACCACTCAAATCAACATATTGTATCCAAAATCCACCATTATTTACTGCTCCAGCTGAAAAAATAGGATATCCATCTTCATTAGACACACTACTAGCATCTGCTGTTAATTTTATCCAACCTGAAACAGAAAAATCTTTAGAATCTACTCTGAAATGACTTGAAGCAGAGCCTCTAGCAATATAATCACTGCCAGCCTCTGTAAATGTACATGAAGTTCTGGTTCTATATTGAGTTGGACCAGCAGAAGGCTTTAAAATCCTAGCTCCTAATCCTAACATTACGATCCTAAATATAAAACTACTTGTGAACCAGTATCAAATGCTACGGCTGTCCATCTCCCATAGATAGTCACGCCTGCGGGCATAGTATCTCCTGCAAATGCATCTGAATTAGTTCCAGGACCAGCATCACTATATGTAGGCCATCTTAAAGGATCTTCAGCAACTGTTGCATCAGCTGAATCAAATTTAGAATCGGTTAGGAATGTCATTGCGACTACTACTTGTCCTGTAGGCGGGGTATATGTAGAGGTATCGCTTAAATATGCTACCCCTGCTTGTCCTAAGGAAATGTTCTGTGCCTCTTGCACAGTATATTTGTGAGGTCCTGCGTTTCTACCCATTTTATTCTCCTTTTGAGTTGTGCTTTAAGGACTTGGTTGTCCGTGAACGCACTATTTTTTTCTTTTAGTATATTTTCTTTTCTTTCTTTTAGGTTTAACAGGTGGATTCCACCATGCTATAAATGAATTTAACAGTTTCATTGAATCTTTCATTTCTTCTCCTTTATTAATTCAAAGTGGGGGAAATCATCGAACATATTATCATCTACCTCGAAGTTTTTGTTCCAGTCCCCTCCCCAGCGTACATTTATCCCCATTTGATTTGCAATACCTAAAACAAAACCAGCAAATAAATGAAACCTTTCTCTATCTTCCCAATCTATCGGATAAGGAACCACGTCCACAGCCATAGATGGGCTAGCATTGTGACGACCATTAGGATAACGAACTTTTGTCTTGCCTTCTTCGTAGAGAGAATTCTGTCTATCTTTCTTTCTATGTCCTTCAAGTACGCTACAATCCACATACCTAATAACTTCATTGAACAACATTTGCAAGTCCTTTTCACATGTAGCCAGCCTCTCTTTAGATCGTCTACCAAATTTAGGCACTATTTCCCAACCTCATAATTATCAGTATCACCTTTAACTTGATATTCATCAGTAATTGGTGCACCTACTGCTACGTGAGGACGGCGAATAGGAACTTTTCGTGTAACATCAGGAATCTTTTTGCCTGTTTTAGGATCAACACCAACTTGAGTTTTATACATCTCAATATCTGGTATTAAATTTTTAACTCTATCCCATCTATCCCCTAATAATGTTTGTACATCACTAATGAATTTTTTACCACTCTCCTGAGCTTTTAAACGAGGATATCTTATTGCATCTTGATTCTGAGCAACCAGTTCATTTACTGCTTCAGTAGCCGCATGATTTGCAGCATTATGTTGAGCCTCTAAAATTAAACTCTCTAAATGCCAAGACTTATCGTCTTTAGTTAGAGTATCATCATCTAATAAAATATTTATTGTCTCTACCATATACTCTGGATCAACTGATGGTCCTAGTCTAGTTGACCGTTCATGAGTTCCGCCATAAGGACTAGTTTCACTAACAATTTGGTCATGTAACTTCGCTCTTCTGTCAAAAGGACTTTGTAAAATACTTTTAGAGTAAGGATGATGTTCTCCATATCCAGCATCTTGAAACCCTTTAGTCCATTTACGTTGCTCGTTCATATGCTTCAAATAATCAGACTCAGTATCCAATGGAACTGTTCCTCCGTTATCGAATCTAGGTCTGCCTGTATTGGGGATTGATCCACCACGCCAATACTTAGGTCTAACATATCCTCCACCTCTATAAGATGTCTTAGCAGGAATCTTAATAATGCCAGGATCAAAAGGACTCTCTGGAGTTCCAGGATCAAAACTATAACCCATTTGATTACTAGGAGCCTGAGCACCTGTTTCTGGGCCCACTTCTGAACCTCCTTGAGGAGTAGGTAATGTTCCAGGAATTAATGGACTCATCGCATTTACTCCCATACCTACTTGTCCACCATATTGATATCTTTTCATTGGTTGATATCCACCCCTTGATTTCATTGGACTAATATGCCCACCATATTTATATTTTTTCATAGGATTTGTCCCTGTTTGGTTTATAGCCTCTAATAAAGGCTTAGTTTCTGGAGTAACAGAATCTGCTTTTACAATATATTCTCCACCCTCTGCTTCAATAGGAATTCCCCCTTGATCATGCGAAGGTCCTTGCAAATAACCACCTTCTTGGAATCCATATACTTCTTTAAATTTATCTTCAGTCCAATTATTCCGTTGCATTATAGCTTTTTTAAATTGTTCTTCTCTTGGAGTCCCTGTCATAGAACGATCAGTACCTAAAATTTCATCTAGTAAATTATCTATCCTATTTAATTGAGACATTTGAGTCCCTCGTGTCCCCCATGCAACACCATGAGGTCCAATTGTATCAACAATACCAGTGATATCCTTAGGTACAGATCCACCTCTTCTATATTTTTTCATTCTCTTATTATATTCCTTCACTGGCTCCCCCACATGTTTTTTCCCAACTGGGTGTGGCTTTCCTGAATACGGTCATATATGATATCCTTTTTTCATGCTGTCACCCAACTCCTTGGTTGTTTTTTCTTTTTATACCAACCTTCCTTGTTCTCCTCTAATCCAGTTGGTGGATGCGAATACTTACACGCATATGCTAACGCATCAATAGTGTCATCGTGCGCCATCCTTGGACCAAATGTAATAATTTCCCTATTTAATTCATAATGATTCTTTTTTAAATGTATTTGACCGACCGAGAACCTCTGAGCAAGAATTTCTTGTATCCTATCACGCTTACTCATTCTGTTTCCAGGCAATTCAGCTTTAAAATTAATTCCAAAGTTGTTTCTACGTCTCATTTCTGAGTAAATAGCTTGAAATATGGGTTTGCTCATAGTAGTATCCTCAATTACAAACATTTGAGGCTTATAAAACTCACCTAAATCAAAAATATGATCAACTATACCTTTTTTCCCTGTACCTGGAATAGCTAAGACAGGCAATGTCCTATCTCTTATGTAATCTAAAACATATATATTATTATTAGGAGTAACTGCAATAGTTAAAAGTACACTAAAGTCAGTATTCCTTCTTGCACTATCAGTAGCAGGATCAACTCCTACAAAAATATTACAAGGTTGAGGATCTTCTCCATCAGGTATAATAAATGTTAGTCCAGAATCAGCATCCTTCATATAAGTCCCATCCCAATACTTTATATGATCTCGAGTAAATAATGAATCATCCTCACTCTGCACTTCCATCATATACTCTTGGTAGAATTTATGGGGAGTCCCACTATCTGCATAGAACTTCTTTTTACGTTGCATCTCTTTATGACCAAACCACGAAGGCCATAATGGTGTGCCATCTTCTTGTAGCGCTTTATATGTTATTACTTTCCAAGAAAAATCAGCCTTTTCCTTTAAAGATTGATCATATCCAACTAATATCTTTTGAATGAATGAATCATAGTGTACAGGAGTTCCATTTATTCTTAATCTTCCTGTTTTCGGCTCCAAAGCGGGAAACACCACTGCAGTAACGAGATTTGAAATCTTTGCACGACTCTCTGGAGTAATAGTATTATTCTCATCTTCAAAATCATCCAGAACAATAAGATCATAACGCTTATGTAACTTAGCTCCACCCCTGATTCCCGATAAATTCGATTTCGAAATGAGTTTACAATTGTTTTTAAGCTCGATATCATCTTCAGTCCATTTCCTTCCCTTTAAATCACCAAAATAGTAACGTATTTTATCATTATATTCTATATGATATTTAATATAGTCCAAATTAGGTACGGATATCTTACTAGATGCAGCAACCCAGCCATAAAACAATGGCTCTTCTGCAAACATAAAGTCATGCATAATACTACATTTAGTAAGTACTGTTTTACCATGCCCCCTAGGTAAAATAACTGCCAGCTGTCTATAGCCATGGTCATTTAATGCATCGCATACTTCATAATGAAAAAAAGGAGTCTCACTCCTCATAAAATCATCTGGTAAGAACAACTTCCCAAATGCTACTAAATCTGTATATGCTAATCTTAATTCTTCTTCTGCTTCTGAAATATTACGACTATTTATATTAGCCATTATTTATCCATATATTCCTCTATAGGAATAGCTTTATTACCGATATATCTATAACCAAATTTAAATTCTTTTGAATTAGCTAATTGACTTTTAGTATATTTAGTCTCTGAAGGAGCCGATACCCATCCTCTGTCATGATATACTGTTGCTCCTCCTAAAAGATTCCCATATTCCCAGCTAGGTTCTTCATAATTACTACCTGCTATTCCAACATGTAGTCCTGATGGGCCTCCTCCAGGTAAAGCCACAATATCTCCTACTTGTATATCTTCTTTCTTGTCAATCCTAATAAAATTAGGATCCTTATCTAGCAAATCAGTAAGCCTACCAGCATTCTCGCTATATGGAATATCTACTCCTGCATCTGCAAAAGACTTACACACAAAAGTAGCACACATATTACTATAATGCTTTTTCTTGTTAACCCAAACATATGTATCTAAACCTGTATCATGCCTGAACTTAGCAGCATCGGCGATATTTTGATTATCCTTGGGTATCCCTTCAATGCCTGCTATATCTTTATTTATATCTACAGCAGTCTTATCAGGCTCTGCAGTTTCAAATTGAAAATCCTTTAATACATCAGATTGTATAGTATTTGGATCAAACTCATTCCCCATCTGTTATTTCCTTACGTTTAACTTCTTCTAATTGATCGTTAGAAAAGCCCTGGAATACCGCTCCAGAGATTTGTTGCACACTTGTTTTAGTCTTATCCTCCAGATCTAGAATATCGGATAGCTTAAATAAGGCTTTCAACCTTGTCTCCTCCTTTGAGCCGTCAGTAGCCAGGGCTTTTATATTCTCCAATACAAGTTTATCACTTATATTCAACTCCTCTAATACAGGTCTTAACTTCTCATTCATACGTGTAGTTATCCTCTCTGTTTTAATTAACTTCCCAGCCTTCACATTTGCGTAGCTAGGGTTATTTGTAGGAAAGGCTTCTAAATATGCTTGTTGTGGAGTCATTCTTTTGTCCATCCAATAGTGCAAAAACAACTCTTCCCTACTATTTAAATCTTTACGAGCTTCGACTATATCATCTACGTGGATATCCCCACCAAACGAATATATATTCACTCTTCTTGAAGTATCCATTAAGGTCTTATCAGATACTATAAAAGTACCAGTACAAGTACCTATATACCTAACTTGACGGTTCTTGCCCTTTACCTTAAGCATTGAACCTTTTCTTAAGATTTGAATAATACAATCATCATCTGCCTTGACCCAATCACCTATGTGACCTTCCCTCCAATCCCTTAAATAATGGATATCTTCAGGAACTTCATCCTTTGAGTCAAAAACTACATGATCAATTTTATTTACTTTATATGATCTCATTGAAACATAAACCTTGCCAAAGGTTTAGGTATTTAAGTTATTCCTACCTCATCTGAAACAACTAAATCTCCAAGCTCATCATCAAGCTCAATTCTTTCACCCCCTATTTCAAGAAACGCCTTTGCATTATCAATATATTCCTTAATAAATGACACTTCTTCAGTGACAGGGTCATAACCGATTTTTAATACATATACTTTCATATGATCTCCTTTATTGAGTATACAACTCTCCCTGAGCACAATACCCTAAATTTTCTTAACTTTACACTTCCTTTGAACCAGTAATTAACTCCCATATTCAAATTTATAATAAAGCAATTTTCATCGGTTATTGGGGAAAACTCTGTATCCTATATGGAGAGTAACCCAACTTCTGACCCCCTTAGCAGAACGATTTGCACGGGTACTAATTGGGTGATAATCAAATGATTACCGATATGGTAATATATATTAGAAATAAGTTAGAAAGCAAGAAGGTTTAAAAATTGTGTCATTTTATCGTGTGGTGTTTTTTCAAAGGGTACTCCCCTATCGGGAGATTTCGTAAACCGAATTTACGTTATTTTTGATTTGTTATTTTGTGTTTATTTTGAATTTAAATAGGAGATAAAAAGATGAATAGAAATGATAAGTGGCAAAACAATAAAGACTATGGTAGAGCTAGTGATGTTCAGCTTAATGAAGCACAACGTAGTGCCATAGGTGACTTAGCTATTGCTCACCTTGCCAGTGGGAATTCTGATATGTTTAAGTTAGCTATTAGTTCGTTAGCTAAGATAGATGTGCAGAATGAAATCAATGCTAAGTTCGATGCTATCTTTGATAGATTGGCTGAGCTTAAGTAAGTTTGGGTTGACAATGTACAAGGGGTAACACTATGGGGTGAAAGCCATAGCATCCTTGCGTTGTCTACCATTATATATACCTAACTTATACCTAACACATAATAAAGTAGAGGGGTCAATATGATTAAACTAGATAATAAATATTACAATGTTAATAACATAGCATCTTTTGGTAAAGTAACCAATAAAGTGACAAAGATTACATTCATGTCTATTACATTTATTAATACAATAAATGGACAACATGGTATCAATCTACCTTTCAATCAAGATGAATGGGATAGGTTGATAAAACTTAGAAGTTGATAATAATCGCGCCTCCTGAGCTAATGTGAGGAATGCCTTCGTGGGTGTTAAACTGGCTCAATAATTAAGCTTCATTGAAGAAGACTATGGTTGTCAACCTTGTAGCACTAAGAATGATCAACTTAGTGATCTACTAAAGGATGTAAAAGAGAACGTAGATAGAGGGCGTAACACAATGGAAACAAGTCTAGTGAGTAGCTTATCCATAGCAGTGAAAACTAGACATTAAACCAAGGGATAGGTCGTGGAGTAATGAACCACTATCATACGTATTGTTATGTGTTGATACCTCTGTGGTGATCTGTCCCTTAAATTAGCCCCATGAGAGGCTGAACTAATATCTCAAAACGTAGCCCCATGGGAGGCCTGTATCCCACTAACCATTAATAAAGGAGTTGATAATGAATGAAGTATTTGATTTGTTGTGGTTTATAGATCTATCTATAACTGCAGTATTAAAAGCGTTGTTAGTAATAATAGCTTATAAATATTTAAAAAGGAGTGACAATGGATAAACAATGGATAATGATTACTGGAGTATTGTACAATTTGAATCACATATATAAGATATATTATGAAACAGCTAATGATATTAATTATTTATGTTTAGTAAGGACAGATGATACTGAGATAAGAATACAAATGAAGAATGCTGGTGAATATGTAGTTGAGACATTAAGACCTCAGTTAGCATTTAATAATTTTTGTGATATGTCTGAGTATCCTGATTATGAAGATAAGAATCTAAAATATCTTCCTGATGATGACTATTAGTAAGAATTGGTGAGAGTAATGGTGAATAGGTAGCTCCTATTTATTATTATGCGTATGAAACCTGTGAACTGTACTGGAAACCAGAGTGGTTGAAGACAGAGGCATTCAGGTATCTGAGGTAAAGGCGTTGTGGCCGCTAACCAGTCAAATGATTGGCAGCAGGTTAATTTCCCTTGAAGGAGTAGCGTGACTTAAAAATATAAATAGAGAATACTCTGTTTTCCTTGGGCTTACATAAACAACTATGGTAACGATGGTGTAGGCTATTTAATCATTAACCTATGATGGGTAATATTGATGTATCTATAGCTAAATAGATATGAGGTATAAGGAGACATCCTAATGATGAAACAAGTAATCTGTTATAGTCAAAAGATCTTGCGGGTGATATTCTAATCCCGTCATACCTCACCAATAATTAGGGCGTGACAGGTTTCGACCATATTTCAATGCTACATTGTAGCCGAGTATGGTACGTGAGTTCGATTCTCACCACGTCCACAAATAATAAAGGAGTTGATAATGAACAACGAGAAGAGACGTAGAAATATTCTTAAGAAACATCATCGTAATTGTTGGTGGATAAAAGAATGGTTTAGACAAGATTTACATTATAATTATAACCAAAATAAAAGGAGCACACATGAGTGAAGGAGCATTAGAATATACATTAATTAAAGAAACTAAAGTTAATGTAGAGGTAAGTGATATAATAAATGAATTAGCTAGCATAGTAGATGATAAACTTGATGGTTATTATTTATATGACAGTCAGCCACATTTATCAAATGATGATGATGGTGACAGTATTACAGTTTATTTAAGTGATGATGACTATGTAGAAGGTAGTCCAGTTGAATGGAAACCATTATTTACTAAAGCTATTAAGAGATTAGCTCAAGATATAGCTGATGGTATTGAAGAAAGAGGACCAGTAGAATAATTGTCAACCCAACGAGTAAGCCCAAGGGTAATGTAAGACCTTGATAGAGGCAATCATCCCTAGGGCGAACTCGATAACAAGGAGAAATAAAATGGAATTAGCAGGAATAGTAGTGTTGATAGTAATAGTAGGTTTTGTTTATAACACATTCTTTAAAAAGGAGAAATAATATGGGGTATGATTTATATGGTGTAAATCCAAGACAAGTAAATATGAAAGATTATCCATTGTTAGTTAAATGGGAAAATAAATCATTTGATGAGCGTCAAGAAATGCCTGAAGAAGATAGAAAAGAATATTGGGATCAGATGCAAGCTAGAGATACTGAGTCTGGTGAATATTTCAGAGCAAATGTATGGTGGTGGCGTAGAATATGGATGTTTACATGTGAAGTATGTGATGATGTAATGGATACATGGCAAATAGATGCTGGTGATAGTAATAGTGGTGTTGAAATAGATGAAGAGACATGTGCTAAAATGTTACCATTAATGAAAGAAGCTGTCAAAGATGGTTCAGCAATGGAATATCAAAAGACAGTAACTGAATATATTGAAAGTGCACCCAAGAAGGATAATGGAATGTATGAAGATGAACATTGGATGGCTAATTATCCATTTGATGTAAAGTTCTTTGAAAGTTTCATTACATTTGTAGAGCGTAGTGGTGGATTCACAATATCATAAACTTAGCCTTAGCGGGTTATGTGCACGGGGGTGACCTGAAGACCACTCAGAACTAGTCCGATAGTAACTAAGTCTCACCCCAAAGTTTGATGTAATCATGTCAGTCACGGACTTTTAGTCTAAGAGAACCTGTATGGCGCTGTAAGCCTCATGGGCAAGTCCCATGGACGAACAGTTGCATTGATTACATCATTAATTTAGGTGATACCAGGGAACTGGTGTTTTCTAGTCGAAAAGAAATACTGGTGGATATTGACAGGCGAGTAGATACTAGTTAAAGACCTTGATAGAGGCACGATACTAACGAGGGTCAAGCCACCTTTATTTCTATATCTATAAATATCAACATAAGGAGAAAAACGATGGAATTATTAACAAAATCAATAAAAAAGGTAGCAGAAGAACAGTATGAAAAAGGTAGTGATATGAGTCAAAAGGTAGTAGCTAAATTCTTTGATCCTGTAGGTAGTTGGACATGGTATCTAATGAATAAAGATCCAGAGTCAGGATATTGTTGGGGCATTGTAGATGGTATGGCTGTTGAAATGGGTTCATTTATGATAGAAGAGCTTGAAGAACATACTGGACATTTTGGATTAGGTATTGAAAGAGATACATTGTTTGATCCTGTAGAAGCTAATACTATATGGAAAATGTTAAATGAGAGTAAGTGAATATATAGATTATATAACCAGAACAGATGTTCATTTAGGCAAGAATGTAAAGCCTAGTGAATATACTCACATAACAATACGTATGGTACATAAGCGTCAGCGTTATGAGTATCAAAAACAAAGGAGAAAAGATGATATCAATAGAAAAAGATTTGCAAAGAATAGTTGATATGTGGTGGAAACATGAATTTGATCATTGGGAAGAAAATGCAAATCCTGAAGATCATATATTTCACGCACTAAATAACATAAAAAACTGGCTAGAAGGCCAAAGGAGAGACAATGAGTAATAAAATAAGTGTACAACAAAGAAAGTATTTCGTAACAAGAATAGAAAACTCTATCAATGATAAGATAGAAACATTAAGACAAAGTAATGCAGCGCAGGTGCAGAATATATCTGAAGCAGCATATAATAAATATCTTAAATTATTAAAAGTTGATAAAGACTTAAAGGTATTTGAGAAGCTTGATGCAAGACACAAAAAACTTCAATCTAAGTTAATTCAAGTTTATGAATCTGTTAAATCTAGTCAAATTAAAAGTGGCAAGGTATCATCTTGGGATAATAATTATCCTCATTTATATACTAGCTCAGATGCTAATACTATTAACGATGGGTATAGATATCTTTGTAATCAAACAGCAGTAAAGAATGAAGATGAGACAAGAGAAGGTAAGCTTATTAAGCAGCTTGAAGCTAAGAAAAGAGCTGCAATTGATGAGTTGCATGGTGTAAATGAGTTAGCTGGTCTTAAAGCTACTGTTAATAACATACTTAAAGGTGCTGATGTGCCTTTGTTAGGAGAGTAATATGTCTGAGAAAAAGGATTATACTAAGATATGGAATAAAACAGCTAATGATTTATTATTAGGTAAGAAAATCATTAAAGTAGAGTATATGGGGACTGAAGAAGCTGTAAATGCTATGTGGGATAACAGGCCTGTAAGAATAATACTTGATGATGGAACCAATATATTACCAATGCGTGATGATGAAGGTAATGATGGCGGTGCTTTATGGTTAGGTAATCATAATTTAGATGAAGTATTACCTGTCTTAAGAGGAGAAGAGTAATGAATGAGTGGAGTGAGTGTTGTAATGCACCAGCTTTGTATTGGAAATGTCCTGATGGAGAATTAGATCCATGGGACTTTTGCTCTGATTGTTTAGAATGTACTAGTTACTATGAAGCTGAAGAACCAAGGGAGGTTAAAGATGAAGACTAGATTATTTGCACCATTTAAAAATCAAGAACACCAACAAGAAGCATTTGAAGAGTTATTAAGTAAGATACCTAAGACAAGACAATGGTATTTATGTATGTATCTAGGTCAAATGGAATCTACAATTGTGGAGGGATACAAAGATGACAAAACAGACAGTTAAGGAATGTAAACAATGCGAACAAAGATTTGTTTACTGGTGGTTTGAGGAAGAAGGAGACATTTGTAAGTTTTGTGAACCTGTAACTATTACTATTGTAAAATAAAGGAGATTACAATGGGTAAATTAAAAGATGCATTATGGGATTGGCTTGAAGATTATGGTAATGATTTAGGATACGATTGGGATAATTACCCTGATATAAGTCAATGGGATAATATTAAGATAAATAAAATAACTGCAAGGGAGTATTATGAGAACTATAGAAGTGGAAGTAACAGAAAAACACGCAAGTGAAGGAACTCCTGGAGAGGCTGATTGTTGTGCTATTGCTTTAGCAATTCACGAACAAGAGTTTTCTGGAGAAGAACATATGTTTGCAGAAGTTAATGCTGATGGGACTATCACTGTTATGATGGAAGGAGAATATGAAGAAGAAACTGGGTGTAAACCAAGAGAAGAATTATATACTTTATATCCTGATGCAAAAGATGAAAATGCTATAACTTTATTTATTGAAGATTATGATGCAACTGGTTCTGTTGAGGATTATGGAGAACTAAGTTATATGAACTTCCCATATCATTTTAAATTCTTTAGGCCTGCAGATGAATAAGGAAGACATGATAAGAATGATAGAGTCTGGTGAGAAATTGCCAGACTACTGTCATGAAGAGTTTGATAATATAATATTCTGTAAAATAAAGGAGAAGAAAGATGTCAAAGTTCATATCAAGCGTACTAGACGAAGCTTCACGGATGTTGGTAAATCACCAAAGTTGGGCATATCTAGACAAAATGCCAACAGCAGAACAGTTAGATGTAATCCAGAATTACAACAACGATCCAAGAGAGCAGACAAGTGATTATATAGTAGTCGTATTTAAAAAAGATGAAATGGCTGCTAGACATTTTAAAAGATGTGAAGAACTAGGATTAAACCAGGAGGAATAATGGAAGAAACATACGTAGATAAAATAACTAAGATTAAAAACTATGTTGAAGAACGAATGCAACAGATTGATGAACTTGGAAATCATTTTATGAAATTAGGCATGTATGACGATGTCAGGCAGGCTGAAATTGAAGGTAGAGGAAATGAGTTAATAAAAATCTATGAAATGATACCAAGATAGTGTATATTTAGCCAGTCGTACATGATTTCCTATAATCAGGATAGGGGGGAAGCAAAGAGCTATAAACCCCCCTTTCCACTTTCAAAAGGTATAAATGACTGGAGCAAAATCAGACGAAGAAATCGCTATTGAAGTATATATGCGTCTATATCTTAATTCTGTCGCAACAGGTGTTGGTAATGAACTTGATATAGGTGTAAAAGTTACCAATAGATTCCTAAGAATAATTAATCGTAGATTGCAAGTATTACTTAAAAGAATGTATTATAAAAAGAATAGTTTAAGCGTTTAACAATTTCATAAAGGAGAAGATATGGAAGAAACCAAAGTAATGGAGGAGACTGCTGTCCCCCAAATAGAAGAAGTAACCCCCCAATCATGGAAATCAGATAAAATAGATAAACTTGCAGGAGCATTGGCTAAAGCTCAAGGTGAATTAGATGGTGCATCAAAGAAAAGCACTAATCCTTTCTTTAATTCTGGCTACGCTGATCTGCATGAAGTCATTTCATCAACATTTCCACATCTTAGTAAATATGGACTATCAGTTAGTCAAGGTAATGAAATAATACCTGGAGCTGTATGTGTAACTACTACATTATTACATGAATCAGGTCAATGGCTTAGATCTAAAATTAAAGTTCCTATGGCTAAAGTCGATGCTCAAGGAGTAGGTAGTGCTACTACATATGGAAGAAGATATGGTCTTGCTGCTATGGTAGGTGTTGCACAAAAAGATGATGATGGAAATTCAATTTCTGGTAACACAGGTTTAACCAGAGGCGTTAACGTTAACAAATAAGGAGAAGAACATGGCTATAAAAACAATGGCTGGAAGTACATCTGGAGGTAAATTCAACGAAGGATGGCACAGAGTCACTATATCAGACGCTAAATATGGTTCTTGGAATGAAAAGAGATATATCGAAACAAAGTTCGAAGGATATCCTGATAATTTCACCCTAAGAATATATGAAGCTATTAATCCAGAGACTCATGAAGAGTTTACTATATCTAGATTATTTAAGCTAGCTAATGCTGGTTTAATTGATAAGATAACTTCACCAGATGGTAAAGAAGCAATTCAATATGATGATGAACCTAACAATTTAGTTGGTAAAGATATCAATGTATTTCTATATAAAAATGCAGAAGGATATAATAGATTATCTGATAGAATTGCTCCTATTGAACAAGAAGGTGAAGTAGTTAAATACAACGCTGAACAAGTTCAATGGTGGAAAGATCAAGCTGAAGAACACTGGGTTAAAAGACTTAAACCTCGTGCTGATGCTCCAGCAACGAACCCTACAACTGAACAGGAGGAGAATATCCCATTCTAATGTAGGATTAAGTGGGGACAATAACTGGTCCTATAAGTCCTGGCCTCTGTGGAATCATTAGAAGCCAATACAAGTCAGGCAAAGGAATATGTGAGTCCCCATTTAAATAATTATAGGAGATTATTATGACAGTAAAAGAACATTTAATATTGTTTCTGGATTATCATCTAGCTAACAATTTAAGATTCAAAACTCATGAGATACAAGAATTGTCAAATAGGGGTAAATTAAAGTTCGGAAAAAGATTAGGTTCTACTGAAACTTACACTAGACAATTTAGATATATTAAAGAGGATTTGTATACAATAAACAAGTTAAAATCACCTAATTCTAATGAAGCTATGTGGGAAGTGAGTAGCAAAAATGATTAAAGAATTTGCTTTTGGCACACACAATAGACATCATTTTGGTGAGACTAGTAAAATGGATTCTTATATGAATATGGCACAAGATACATTTATGTCCCTATATGATTATGATGACCATGTAATAGATTATGTAAAAAAGAAACAGAGTTTATCAGGATATGACGGCATTATGTATATACCTGATGAATTCATACTAGACGTAGACGGTTCCAATCCTGAAAATGCGCTTGAGAAACTACAAGGCTTACTATTGTTACTTGAAGACTTAGATGTTACAAGGAAAACATATTTTAGTGGCACTGGATTTCATGTCCACATACCTCAAGAAGCATTTAGGTGGAAACCATGTGATGATTTACATTTAAAAGTTAAAGAGGAACTCAAATCCAAAGGCATATTTGACTTTGCCGATCCATCCGTAACAGACAAAACACGTCTAATCAGAGTTCCGAATACATTAAATACAAAATCTAATTTATGGAAAGTTCAACTTAATGGTAGTACTATGAACATAAAAGATATAATGGATTATGCTACCACTGCAAAAGAAATAAAAGAACTTGATCATGAATGCGATCCAATATTTGATGTATTAGAAAGAAAGGCAAAGCCTACTAAAGAGTTTGAAAGAGTCTCTCTTGGTAGGCAGCCTGATCCAGTAAACTATCCTTGTATTCAAACAATGCTTGAAGGAACTGGACAAGGTCAAAGACATCAAGTTGCCTTGCGATTAGCAGCTCATTTTAGATGGCTATATCCTGAAGATGTTGTTAGAAATGTTATGGATATGTGGAGGAAAAGAGTTGATGATCCTACACACCCATTTACTGAAAAAGAAATGGATGGGATTGTAACTAATTGCTATGAAGGGCATGATGGGTCTGGTTATAGATATGGATGTAGCGATTTAATAATGGATGAGTATTGCATGAATACTTGTAAATTATATAAATCAAAGAAATCTCAAACTATAATGGATGCTAGTAGTATGGAAGATGTCTTTCTAGAATTTCTTAATCAAAACAAAAAGCCTATTAATCTTGGTGCATTATATGATCAGGATTTCCCTATCTATCCAGGTGAAGTTGTTATCGTACAAGCTCCACCTAAATCAATGAAAACTATGTTGTTGCAAAATTGGGTTAACTCCTTTAAAAGACCAACATACTTTATTGAAATGGAAATGAGCCCTAGGCAAATATGGTCTAGATTTGTTATGATTGAGATGGGATGGAATGATGATGAATTACGAGAACATTACTCTCAATTACAAAGAGGAATGGCTGAAAAGTTTAATTGGCTAACTGTAGAGTA